CTGCTTGGGCGACTGCTTGGGGTAAGGCATGGGGCGACAGTTGGGGTAGGTTGGAAGAACAAGCGACTGGTCATTCTGGAGCGGTGCGTCTATGGATGTACGAACTGTATGAACAAGCCATACAAGAAGACAAGCAAAAAGCAGAACAACCTGTTGCCCCGGTTGTGGTTAAGCCCGCCCGCAAGGTTAAAATAACCCCGCGTAAGGCCCGCCCAGCCGTTGTAGAGCATAAGCCCCACTATAACCCCCTGCCTGTTTTTACTCGCACACCCAACGTAGTAGCAGACGTACTAGCGCAGTTAGCTCAACTGCCGGTACTCAATACGAAACTACCTACCCGTCTTAAAAAGATAACAGCAAATATAGAAGCCACACCTAAAAAACGTAAGCGTAAAGAAGAGGAAGAGTTGTTGCTTTTACTCGCCGCTTAGTGTATGGTGCCAACCCATGATAGATCCTATAGTCGCCGCACTGCTTTCACGCTTGGATGAGCTGAAAGAAAGCATTCTTGAACAGCCTGCTTCTGATTTCCCGTCCTATCGGGAGCGGGTAGGATATTACAACGGCTTACGCGATGCCGTGGCCATTGTGACATCTCTCTATGAACAGGACGAAAATGACTTCTGAAGGAGAAGTAAATGACCTCGCTAGATTGGGCCTACCCTAACGTAGACCCCGGTGTTTCGCCTCTTGGTGGACGTGTTTTGGTTCAGTTGCGTCGTGTTAAAAAGACCACTGATTCTGGAATTATCCTTCATAGTGAGACCCGCGATCATGAGAAATACAACACCCAGACAGCAAAAGTTGTATCGGTCGGTCCTCTTGCGTTCAAGAAACGAGACACAATGGAACCTTGGCCAGAAGGAGTCTGGGCCAGCGCAGGTGAGTACGTCCGAGTCCCTAAGTACGGCGGAGACAGATTCGAAGTCAACATCCCAGATGAACCCGACGAGCCCGCAATTTTCATGCTCATAAATGACCATGAACTTATTGCCAAAATTTCTGGTGACCCTATGGGTTACTACGATTACGTAACCCGATAGGAGTCTAAAATGGCAGATGACGTCATTGTTAATGATGAGCAGGTAGAAGTTACCGAAGACGAACTTGTTCAAGATATTGATCCAGAAGAGGATGATACTGGTTCAGATGACGAGCAGTCCGCTTCCGATGATTCTTCTGAAACCGACGAAGAACGTGAACGCATTCGTGAGCGACGTCGTCAGGAACGCGCCGATAAGAAACGCTACCGGCAAGAAAAAGAAGATTCCTACAAACGTGAGATTGATTCGTTGCGTAGGCAGTTGGCTGAAGTCAACGAGTGGAAGAACACTGTTGAACATCGGCGTGTACAGTCTGGTATTGGTCAGTTGGATAAGGCCATCAAGGATGCAAACGATGCTGTAGAAGTGGCTAAACAAGCTATTCGTGAGGCCACTGATACGCATAACGGCGCAGCCCTTGTGGATGCTCAAGAACTTTACTACGCGGCACGTAAGCGTTCTGAAGATCTTGGACGATTCAAGCAGCAAGTGGCCCAGCGTATGCAACAAGCCCCTCAACAGAATATCGATCCGCGTGTTGTAAACAATGCTCAAAACTGGATGCAAAACAAGGAGTGGTACGACCCTGTTGGTAAAGATCCGGATAGTAAAGTGGTTTTAACGGTTGATAACACCCTAGCAGAAGAAGGTTGGGATCCACGTTCCCCAGAATACTGGGAAGAATTGGATGTTCGGCTTAAAAAATATCTTCCGCACCGCTTTACAAATTCAAAACAGTCGACCTATAATGAAGGCAGTACGTCTTCTAGGAGGGTTCCGACTGGCGGTTCCGGTCAAGGCAGGTCTGGTGGCGGTTCTGAATACCGTCTTTCACCCGAACGTGTTCGGGCTATGAAGGAAGCAGGTATGTGGGACGACCCGGATAAACGCAAGAAGATGATTCAGCGTTACATGGAACTTGACAAACAAAACCGCGCTTAAAGGATACCGAAAATGGACGACCGTATTAAAAAATCTCCCGATGCTTCTCGTGCAACCCGTGTGGAAACCCGTGCAGGTGCTGATGAAGCGTTGACCAGTTCACAAGAGCGTCGTAGGATGTTCCGTGAGTTTAGTCAGGAAGCGTTACCCACGCCTCCTAACACCCCCGGTTGGCACTATATTTGGCTTTCGACAACGAATCAATACGATCCGATCTACAAGCGGATTCGTTTGGGTTACGAGCCAGTGAAAGCAGAAGAGTTGCCCGGATTTGACCATCTCCGCGTAAAGTCTGGCGAATATGAAGGACTCGTTTCGATCAATGAAATGTTGCTCTTCAAACTTCCGCAAGAAGAATACCAAGAGATGATGGAAGAATACCACCACAACATGCCTCTTGAAGAAGAACAGCGGTTGAAGGCCAATGCGGTCACCGACCAACGTGATTCTCATGGACGCGCACTTGGAATGGTGGAAGGCGATGGTATTGGTTCTCTGGGCCATAACATCAAACCCCCTGTTTTCGCGTAATGAAAGGAATCTAAATGAGCGCTTCTAATGCTCCCTTTGGTTTCCGTCTGGCTCGCCAACCTTCGGTACACGGTGCTCCGCGCCCGTTTCCTTTGGCCAGCGGCTATGCGGTGACTTTGTGCATGGGTGACCCCGTCAAACTCGCTGACACGATCGGCGGTGGCACCATCGATCTGGCCACCACCGACGGTACCCGTACTGGTACGGTTTCTGGTGTTCCCGTACTTGGCATCTTTGTTGGTGTTGAGTACACCGATGCTCAAGGCAAGCCGGTTAAGGACAATAAGTGGGTCGCTTCGACCGCCACTTATGGCGCTGCCGCCGCGACTGCTTGGGTTATCGAAGGCGACCAGAATGAGTTCGTTGTGCAAGCTGACGGCGTTATCGCAAAAGCTGACATCGGTACTCAGTGTGACCTGACCGGTTTCGCTTCCGCTGGTTCTACCATGACTGGTATCTCTGCTGCCACCGTTTCGGCTACCGCTGTTGCCGACGATGCACAGGGTCAATTCCAAGTCATCGACTTTGTGGAAGATGGTAGTAACACTGCTGGTGACACCTACACTCAGGTTGTCGTTCGTATCGCCAATCCGCAACTGGGTCGTGCTGCTCGCGCTGCTCAGAACGCTGCTGGCACCTAATAAGGAGACTTGACAAATGGCTACTCCGATGCGTTCTACGGATTTTCGCTCTATTGTTGAGCCGATCCTTAATGAGTCGTTTGACGGTGTTTACGATCAACGGAAAGACGAATGGAAACAGTTCATGACCGAACAGGCTGGTACGCCGCGTTCGTATCATGAAGAGGTCATGCTGTATGGCATGGGCGCTGCTCCTGAGCTTCCTGACGGTCAAGCCGTTACCTATCAATCCGGTGGTCAACTGTATGTGTCCCGCTACACCTACAAGGTCTACGGTCTGGCTTATGCTCTGACCAAAGTTCTTGTTGAGGATGGCGATCACATTCGCATTGGCAATACCTTCAGCCGTCACCTTGCTCAGTCCATGATTGAGACCAAGGAAACCAATGCTGCGAACATGCTGAACCGTGCGTTCAACGCTTCGTACACTGGTGGTGATGCTGTTGCGCTGTGTTCCTCTGCCCACCCCATCATCGGTGGCACGCAGTCCAACCTGCTGTCCGCTGCTGCCAACCTGTCGCAAACCTCTCTGGAGCAGATGTTGATCCAGATTCGTCAAGCGGCCGACAGCAACGGTAAGAAGATTCGTCTGAATCCGCAGAAACTGGTTGTGTCTCCGGCCAACGTGTTCCAAGCTGAGGTTATCCTCAAGTCGGTTCTGCGTTCAGGCACCGCCAACAACGACATCAACGCTGTGCGTTCCATGGGTCTGCTGTCTGGTGATACCGCTGTTGTTTCGCGTATGACCAGCAACACCGCTTGGTTCGTTAAGACCGACAATGATGAAGGTCTGAAGATGCTGATGCGTCGTCGTTTGGAAAAATCCATGGAAGGTGACTTTGAGACGGACAGCGTTCGTTACAAAGCAACCGAGCGTTATGGCATGGGTTGGACCGATTGGCGTGGTATCTACGGCACCCCCGGCGTTTAAGGAGAAACAGCCATGACCTACTTCACCGGTCCTCTGGAAGTAGGCACGGCTGCGAGCAACGATACCGTAACCGGAAAAGGTTACGGTGTTCTTGCCCAAACCGTGCTGATCAACTTCACCGCAGAAGCTGGCGGTGGTAGTGACAATGTGGACTCCACGCTGACGTTGCCCGCCAATGCTCAGATTCTGGTATTCTACACTGACACGCTTACGGCTTGGGACTCTGTAACCTCCGCCGGTCTTACCGTTGGTAATACCGCTGGAGGCACCGAGTACTGTGCTTCGGTGGACGTTAAATCTGCTGGGCGTGAAGCACCCACGCTGACTGATGCCCAACTGGCCGCGATGGACGATATTGGTTCCAATACCACTGTCCACATTCGCGTTGCTCAGGTCGGCAACACCACGGCTGGACAAGCCCGTGTAACTTGCTTGTACGCTATGAAGTAAATGCTGTAAAATGCCGGGAGTGAGAGCTCCCGGCACTTATTTTTAGGAGATGGCGATGTACGCACTAGCCCCGTTTATTAACTCGTCGGCGGTGACTAAATCGGACACCACCTCTGTCAACTGCACTGCCTTGTATATCGGCGGCACCGGTCAAGTAGATATCAAGCACGTAGCTACTGGCGCAACGGTCTCATTTGCCGCTGTTCCCACGGGTACTATTCTACACCTTCATCTTCGTGATGGGCGCGTCATGGATTCCACCACGGCTACTAATATTGTTGCGCTGAGCAGCTAACATGGCCACTAGCGGAACCGTTGGTAACACGAGGATTAGTGTAACCAAGTTGGTAGAACATGCTGTTCGTCGATGCGGTTTGCCTGTTGAAACGCAAACCAGTGAAACGCTAGACATAGCAAGAGACAATTTGTTCACCATGTTGTTGGCTTCAGCCAATCGTGGTTACTATCTTTGGTGTGTCGAAAAGCAGTATATTGGTCTAATTGAAGCCAAGGCTGTGTACGATACGCCTGTCGGTACGGTGGACTTATCCGACGTCGTGTATTCAATGCCTACGCGAGTTACAGGTACGGACACCACACTGGCCCAAAGTGTAACAACTGTATTGGATACAGAAGCCCAGCTTAAGCGCGTCGGGCTAAAGTTCACATCGATTACAGTGGCTGAAACGGTCACTGTTTCGGCGTTAGTGGACAGTGTTTGGACAACGGTACTTTCCCAAACCAAAACGGATTGGGATGTAGATACGTGGTACTGGTTTGATTTAGATACGCTCCCTACCAGCACGGAATTCAAAGTGGCCACAACACTGGCGTCTACTGTTGCTGAATTCTATCTGGCTTCAGAGATTTCCGATCTTCCTATCAGCCCGCTTAATCGTGATACGTATTCTGTGCTGTCGAACAAATATACGTCTGCGCGACCGGTTACGAACTACATGGTTGAAAAGAAAGTAAACCCGACCATTACGTTATGGCCACTTCCCAACAATAGTTATGATCATCTAACTGTATGGGTACATCGTCAGATTCAAGACGTTGGTGCGTTTACTAATGATCTTGAAATACCAAATCGTTGGTATGAAGCCGTAATATGGCAGTTGGCGTTCAGGTTATCTATGGAATTGCGCGGTGTGGATCCTAGCCGTACACAGATTCTTGGGCAGATGGCCGACAAATATCTGATCGAAGCAGAAAAAGATGAGGTAGACGGTATGCCAACCTACATGCAACCCAATATCGGTGTGTACAGCGCATGAGCTTGTTTCTACCTGTTCGCACACGGGGTTCAGCAGCCATTGCTGTTTGCCAGCGATGCGCCAAGAAAATGTACTATGCTGATCTTAAGCGAGATCCAAATAATCACAACTGGTATTGCGCTGACTGTGTGGATGGTCTAGATCCGTATAAACTACCACCTAAACAAGTTGAGGACATGGCACTGAACCATCCTCGTGTTGACGAGGTATTGACAGATGGCTGAAGCGTTAACATACGATTCCCTTGTTTCTGATATTGCGACGTATGTAGAGCGCAATGACGAACCGTTTGTTGCCCAAGTTCCTAGATTCATAATGCTGGCTGAAAACAGGTTGGCATCAGAGGTTCGTGGCCTTGGGTATAAACGCGTTGTATCGTTCACCCTAAACCAAGGGACCGCCGTTGTCCCTAAACCAGTTAGATGGAGAGAAACAGTAACATTCTCAGTAGCCGGTGATTACCTGTACAATAGATCTTACGATTTTTGTAGATCATACTGGCCCGCACTGGCTACGACTGGTGATCCGATGTATTATGCGGATTACGATTACGAACATTTTCTTGTTGTAGCCCCGCCTGCTGTAGACTCACCTTCTGAGATTGTGTATTTTGAGCGCCCGGAGCCGTTGTCTACAGTAAATCAGACTAATTGGACGACACAGTATGCTCCACAACTATTACTGTACGCGTCCTTACTTGAAGCACAACCATTTTTGAAAACTTCTGAGCGAATGACCGAGTTTAACGAACTCTATGGCCGTGCAATACAGGCTATTCAGAGTGAAGAGCTTCGACGTAAATCTTTGAAAGAGTAGCCTTATGACTACATATACTGACGTATTCGGCAACAGCACCGTTCCACCGGCTGGGTACGGATACTCGTCTGTGACCCTTACCGAAAACACAACCTTCAATTGGTCTACGGATAGTTCCGAGTATACTGTTACAGACATTATGTCCGTGGTCTCTAACGGATTTGATCTGTTACTCCCTGTGGCGACTAAGGTGTCCACGGGAACCGATGTGCTTATTCTCAACGGGGGTGGGTCATCGTTTACCGTAAAGACCAATACGGGAGCGACTGTTGTTACTATTGCACCGGGGGAAATGTGGTATCTGTACTTAACAGACAATAGCACCACGCACGGAACGTGGGGAACGACACAGTTCGGGGTGGGTACATCCACTATTGACGCTGGATCTCTTTCGGGCAGCGGTATTTCAGCAGATGGAAATACACTAAACCAGTCTCATCCAATCGCGGTATTCAGTTCACCCTCATCGATAACTGCGGTACATCGGGCAAAAGTCATCGTGTACACTGGCGGTTCCGGAACTATATCACTGCCTTCTGCGTCTTCTCTTGGGGATGGATTCTTTACACTTATCCGAAATGAAGGTACTGGTTCAATAACCATTGAACCAGACGGCTCGGAGTTGATAGATAGTACCCTCAGCATTGTGATTCAACCGGGAGAATCGGCTCAGATCCACTGTAGTGGACTGGGGTTCTACACTGTAGGTCTTGGTCGGTCTATCTACTACAATTTTACCCAATTGACCAAAGATGTTTCTGCTTCCGGGACATTCACGCTTACGACACAGGAATCTTCTAATAAACTACTGACGTTTATTGGAAATCCTAGCTCGTCTACATACGTTGTTGTTCCGGCTGTTGTGTCGGTATACTACGTGTATAATAATGCAACTACCGCGCAAGATATCACTATTAAGACTACTGGTGGGGTAGGTGTAGCAGTATCACAGTCTGAACGGGCTATTCTGTTCTGTGATGGTACAGATGTATACGCCGCGCAGTCTACATCTGTATCTTCAAACATTTCTATACTGGATGGTACTGAGTCTTCTCCTTCTTTGAACTTTGCGTCAACGACGAATACAGGACTATATAAGTCAGGCACCGTTGATATAGGCTTTGCGGTGGACGGTTCTCATATTGGAGCAGTTACAGCAGCCGGTCTAGAGGTACTTAAAGTTGGACCGGATTCCAATTCGATGCACACACTGCCTGATGTGTCTTCGGATACGGTCGCACTACTGACAGCTACTCAGACACTCACCAATAAGACACTGTCTGCACCTATTATTAGCAGTATTTCTAACACAGGAACATTGACCTTACCTACGAGCACAGATACACTGGTTGGTCGAACGACTACGGATACACTCACCAACAAGACGTTGTCAACAGGGACAAGTATAAACGCAGAGGTTTTGAACACCTCTACATCGGCTATGCAGATGCCCTCTGGTACGGAAGCACAACGTCCGACGGGTGCAGCGGGCAAGTTCAGGTTCAACAGTGAACTTGCCAAGTTCGAGGGACATAACGGCACAGCGTGGGGGTCTGTCGGCGGCGGTGCGACGGGCGGCGGATCGGATGAGGTGTTCGTCCAGAATGGCCAAACAGTGACTACCAACTACACCATCCCCGCTGGCAAGAATGCCATGAGTGCTGGGCCGATCACGGTCAACGATGGTGTGGTAGTAACAATCTCCAGCGGGTCACGCTGGGTCGTGGTGTAAGGAGGGGTTATGGCTACTACTATTGACGGAACCAGTGGCGTTAGCCACGTACAGTCCACAGCAAACTGCTACTCGTCTGATCGAGCTTGGACAGGCGCACAACGAGCAACCATTGTCACCGATGATGACCTCTCGTTTGACCTCGATGCAGGGAATAACTTCTTCTGCACCCCTTCTGCGGGTGGAACACTCACCTTCACTAACATCGCCAATGGCTCTGGTCAGAGTGGGTTCATCATGCTGGTGAACGGGAGCAACTACAGTATTTCCGCCGCAGCAACAACCAAGATTGACGCAGGTGATTTGTCTCGTATCTCTCTGACAGGCACCTACCGCTTGGACTACGCCTGTAACGGCACCAACGTCTATGTCACCGCTTCTCGGAGCTTCTCATGATTGTGGGCCATAGCGGCGGGTCTGCTAACCAGTACGAGATTCAGAAGAGTCTTAGGTTTCGGGCGAGTAATAGTGCTTATTTGAGTAGGACGCCGGGGAGTGCGACAAATCGGACAACTTGGACGTGGAGTGGTTGGGTTAAACGTGGTACATTGTCAACACAACAGATTTTGTTCTCTAGAGGCACATCATCTGGATTACATTTTAGACCTACTACGAATACATTGGGATTTTGGTGGAATACCACAGCAGTAGCGGCTGAATCTACCGCAGTTTTTAGAGACCCGTCTGCTTGGTATCATATTGTATGGTATGCAAACGGCACAAACGTAAAGGTCTACGTTAATAATTCTGTTGTAATAGACGCTACAGTTTCAGGTAGCTCTAATATAAATACAACATCAGAGCATTTGATAGGAAATGTTACCGGACTGTCTCAGTACCTCGACGGCTACCTCTCCGAAATCAACTTCATCGACGGCCAAGCACTGACGCCTTCTTCATTCGGTGAAACCAACGCAGATGGCGTATGGGTTCCAAAGAAATACACTGGCACCTATGGCACCAACGGGTTCTACCTGCCATTCAACGACGGTACTTCAGCCACTACGCTTGGATATGACAGGTCTGGGAACGGGAATAACTGGACGGCTTCAGGTATTAGCACAACGGCTGGTATTACTTACGACTGGATGGATGACACGCCGACGAATAACTATGCGGTGTTGAATCCTCTTACCGCCGGAACAAATATGGTGGTATCTGACGGTGGGTTAAGCGTAACGAGAACGGGAACACTTACAACTGAGTCGGCAACCCCTGCGGCAGTATCAATAAACTCCGGGAAGTGGTATTGGGAGGTAAAGCCTACGTTTAGTAGCACCTATGTTTTTGGGTGCGGAGTTCATCCATCTACTTATAGTTTTGGTGGTGCAGTGACATTGGGCACAGAGTTTGGTGTTACAACTAACAGCATAGAGGTAAATCAGCAATATAGCGTCGGTCTTTTTTATAAGCAAAGCGGTACCGATACATCGTTTTCAATTGGGTATATAGCATCAGGCGATATTCTCGGTTTTGCCTACGACAATGGAAAACTATTTGTCTCGCATAATGGAACGTGGCTTTTATCTGGCGACCCGACAACTGGCGCTGGGCAGGTCGGCACGACGCTTTCTGGTGATGTGGTTCCTTTTGCGTCTTTCCGTTCATATGCAAGCGAAGTGTTCAACTTCGGCCAACGCCCCTTCACCTACACCCCGCCGACAGGATTCAAAGCACTCTGCACAAAGAACCTGCCAGCCGTGACGATTGCGAATCCACGGAAGCATTTTGATATTGACCTTTACACCGGCAACGATGCAGTCAGAAGTCGTACGGGGTTTGCCTTCCCACCTGATTTTGTTTGGATCAAAGAGCGCAATACAGCAGACAACCACATGCTGTTTGATGTTGTCCGTGGGGTTCACCAGAGATTACAGACAAACACTACTGCCGCAGAAGCAACAAACGCCCAGACATTGACCTCATTTGATGCAGGCGGTTACTCGCTAGGCACTGATACTGCTGTAAATGATGACGTATCGACATACGTTTCTTGGCTCTGGAAAGCAGGTGGTGCAGCAGTCACCAACACCAGCGGCACGATCACATCACAGGTATCAGTGAACACCACTGCCGGTTTCAGCGTTGTTACTTATACAGGCACAGGCGCAAAT